AATTTGTTCGTGAAACAGGTCACTCATGCTGTTTACGAAGATGCGTGAAGGTTCTTTGATTTTCAACGGTTCAACTAATTTATGTGGTTTGAGTGTCACGTTTATCGACGCGTTGGAGCCGATCCAGGGAAGTGTTGTCATTTTATATTTCAGTGATATGTCGGCTGCGTAGCAGTGCCGACACCCCTCACTGACCACCGAACATCCGTGCGTTGGATTCCAGGTCAGGTTTGTCCATGAGATGATTGATTTTTGCATTGTTCACTCCATACTCAAATTGACACTTATTATTATATCATAAAAGGCTGGATTGCGCAATGAATCTCAAAACTTCTGTCCGACATGCGCCCCTACCCCGAACTGGAAACATAACGTAGACTTGCATTAAGTGAGTTGCCTGTGGCTGCAACGCGAACCGATTACCAGCGCGAAAGCGACCTGCCATTAATCAACGCATGGTATTTGCAGGGCAAAACGCAGTTCTGGATTGCTGAAGAACTGGCGAAACTGCGCCCGTATGAAGTATCCCGGCAGACCATTTCTAACGACTTAAAAGCCATCCGTAAGCGCTGGTTGAATAACACGAATATTCCGCGCGACCAGCATGCCATCAAGGAACTGGCGCGGATTGATCTGCTGGAAGAAACCTACTGGGCAGCCTATCTGCGCAGCCTGGAGAAAGCTGAAATCACCACGAAGCGGGTCAAAGACAGCGGGCAGGCAAAGAGCTATGATGCGTCCACCCGCGTCGAGGAACGTGACGGCAACCCGGCTTATCTGGCGGGGGTGGAGCGCTGCATCAAGCTGCGGATGGACTTGCTCGGGCTGAACGCGCCGGTCAAATCGGAAGATACCATTCGTATTATCGATGAAGCCGCTGTCAACGCCGACCTGCGCCGCCGCGTGCAGGCGGGCGAACTTTCGTATGAGGAATTGTTGTATGCTACCGACAACGATACCAGTCTCGCAAATGCGCTCTTTGCAGGCGCTGCGCATCGCGTATCGACTGACAAGGATGAGACGTGATTTCTGGCAGCCCGTGACCCATTCACCGCAGGAACGCGGTTATTTAACTGATGCTGATGTTCTCGGTTTTGGCGGCGCTGCCGGAGGAGGTAAGTCTGATCTACTGTTAGGGTTGGGTTTTACGCGGCACTGGCGCTCGGCTATTTATCGTCGCCATTACAAAGACCTGTCGGATGTTATCCTGCGCGGTGATGAAATCTTGAACGGTGCTGCATCGTATGTCGCCGGGGATAAACAGCGCTGGTCGCTGCCTGATGGACGCATGGTTATCCTGTCCAGTGTGCAGCACCGCAACGACCTGATTAAATATCAGGGCAAGCCGCGTGATTTCATCGGTATCGATGAAGCCGCTGAATTTCCTGAAGCCTGGTTTCGTTACCTGACCGGGTGGCTGCGCACGACCAGACCCGGACAGCGCACACGCATTGTGTTGACCTTCAACCCGCCGCAAACACCGGAAGGCGAATGGGTACAACGCTATTTCGCGCCCTGGCTGGATATGGACTATCATGGCGCGCCCGCGCTGCCCGGCGAACTGCGTTATTTCATCCGGCGCGATGATGAAGACGTGGAAGTGGAAAGCGCCGCGCCAGTGACGATTGACGGGCTGGAATACCGCCCGCAGTCCCGGACGTTCATCCCGGCGCGGGTTGATGACAACCCCTATTTGACCAGCGACTACAAATCGCAGTTGAATATGTTGTTCGAGCCGTTGCGCTCACAGTTATTGTTTGGCGATTTCAGTATTAAACCCAAAGACGACATCTGGCAGGTTATCCCGACGGAATGGGTACTGGCAGCACAGCGTCGCTGGCGGGAACGGGAACGCCCGAACGTGGCGTTGCGCAGTGTGGGGTCTGACCCGGCGCGAGGCGGGACGGACAAGCACGCCATTGCCAAACTGTACGGCACGTATTTTGAGCTCTACGGTTATCCCGGTATTGATACGCCCGACGGCGCGACCGGCGCAAATCAGATACTCGAAATAATGGGAGCGGAACGCGCGCCGGTCTTCGTGGATGTAGTGGGTATCGGCGCGTCGGTTTATGATCACCTGAAAGTGATACCCGGTATTCGCGCAACAGCCGTCAACAATGGAGCGTCAATTAAAGGTACGGACAAAACCAACCAATATGAGTTTGTCAACATGCGAGCAGCGTCCTACTGGCGACTGCGCGAAGCGCTTGACCCCGCCTCCGGGGAGGACATCTGCCTGCCCGATACCCGTGAAGTGCGCATGGATTTGACCGCGCCGCGTTACAGCGCCGTCGGCGGCAGGATTAAAGTCGAGCCCAAAGAAGATATTAAAGTGCGTATCAGTCGTTCGCCTGACGACGGCGATGCGATTGTGATGGCATGGTACGGGGCGAACCACAACCGCCTGGGGATGCCCATTTTTCTGTAGGATAGAGAGGGACTCATAGAAAAATCTCGGTGGACACTCCCGGATTTATCCGGGAGAGGAAACCGATTTATCCTTTCGAATATTTGAACTTTGTGCTATACTACAGGTATGAAAATGACTGCCCAAATCCAGCTTAAACCCACATCCCACCAACACAAACTGCTGAAGGAAACGCTGGAACGGGCGAATGCTGCCTGCAATGCGATTAGCCAGTATGCCTGGGACAATCGAGAATTTAGCCAGTATCCGCTGCACGCCGCCCTGTACAAACGCATTCGCGCTGAATTTAAGCTGGCGGCACAACTGGCTGTGCGCTGTCTCTCTAAAGTAGCCGATGCTTACAAGCTGGATAAAGATACGAAGCGCAGCTTTAAAGAACATGGCGCGATTGCCTATGACAATCGGATTTTGAAATATCGCACCGATAATCAAACCGTTTCGATTTGGACGCTCTCCGGGCGAGAGATGATTCCCTATGTCTGTGGCGAGCGCCAGAAAGAATTGCTGCAATATCAGCACGGCGAAAGTGATTTGGTCTACCACAGGGGCAAGTGGTATTTGCTGGCAACGTGTGAGATTGAAGAGCCGACACCTGACGAAATTGATGGCTGGCTTGGCATAGACCGGGGTATCGTCAATATCGCCGCTGACAGCGACGGCGTTTTCTATACCGGAACACGGGTTGAGCAGCGCCGCCTGCGCTATACCCGCCAGCGTAAGGACTTGCAAAAGAGAAATACGCATTCGTCCCACCGTCGTTTGAAAAAGGAAAGCGGTCAGCAATCTCGCTTTCAAAAAAATGTGAACCACTGCATCGCAAAGGAACTGGTACAACGCGCTAAACGCACGAAACGGGGCATTGCCGCCGAAAATCTGACGGGCATTACTCTGCGGACAAGGGTCAGGCGCGATGACCGAGCCGAACGGGGCAATTGGAGTTTCAATCAGCTTGAGCAGTTTGTCAAATACAAAGCAGCGCTGTACGGCGTGTGGTATACTGAGGTTGACCCTCGTTACACCAGCCAGCGCTGTGCGAAGTGTGGACATACTGAAAAAGCTAATCGTTGCTCTCAATCCGAGTTCCTTTGCAAATCGTGTGGGCATCAAGCCCATGCTGATATTAATGCTGCGGTCAACATTGCCTGGGTTGCAGTCAATCAACCTATCGTCCCGGACGCTGCAAAACGCGCAAGCGCAAGCAGCCGCCGCAAAGGGACAAGCCTTCGGCTTTAGCCGGGGGTAGTTGACGTTCACCACCGAAAGCAACATGCTTAACCGCCTGGGGATGCCCGTTTTCATCAAGTAAATCACGGGGCTGAGAGAGCCGCCCGGCTGAGAGGGCCCGATTGGATAATAGATGTGCTAACACGTATGCGCGCCGGGTTATCCCGGTTGCTGGCGTCTCGCTCTGTGGCGACGCGGGTGGACCCGGACGCACCCTTTGCTCTGTACTTCAGCCCTAACGGTAAAGTCCAACCGCTAACCCTGCGCAGCCTGAAATCCTGGGGGTCAGGTGGCGAATACAACGCGCTCAACTTTGCCCTGTCGAACCGCCATGGCGGCGCGCCCGCCAGCGAACAGGGTTATGCCTGGATTAGCGAGATTAATGTATGGGTGCGGCGCTGCATCGAAATTCGCGCTTCCACGATTAAACGTCTGGACTGGTACGTTGAAGATACTGCCAGTGGCACGCGCTTGCCCGATCACCCGCTCATGGTTGCCATCCATCGCGCCCGTCATTTCATGCGCCGGGCCGAACGGGCACTTGACATCTGGGGTGAATTGTACATCAAACCGCTGCAAAACCAGTACGGCTACACCAGCGACGTGTGGTGGATTAACAACCTGTCCATTCAGTTCAATATTGTTAACGGTTACATCGGACAGTTTTATTACGCGCCGCTGCACGGCGGCAAACCGCACGTCTGGCAGCCGGATGAAATGTGTTATATCTACACCGAAAATGCCTTTGATGATTTACATGGAAGTTCGCGTATTCTGGCGGTTCTCCAGGAAGCCAATGTCCATGAGGAAATTGCGCGGGCTGCTCAGGCGCACTTTGCCAACGACGCCCGCCCCGGCATTCTATTCATCCCGGAGAATGATTTAGGCGTGCCGCAGAGTCAGGAGTTCATCGAATACTGGAAAGCCAACTTCCAGGGGTCGATGAATACCAACAAACCGGTCATGCTGCCCATGCAGATTAAGAGCGTCCAGACGCTGGAACGCGCCGCGCTGAAAGACGATGTGGAACTGCGCGCCTCAGTTCGACGCGAAATCTGCGCCGGATTTGGCGTGCCATTGAGCGTTGCCGGGGCATGGGACGATGCTAATTATCAGAGCGCGCCTGAGCAGCGCAAATCCCTGTACGAAGACAC